CGATGTATTAAGTTTATCAGCCCTATCTTGGAAAGGTTTAAAGAAATCCGATAAAGATTTCGATAATCCAGTTCTAACCTCTTCGAATGCCTTTCTTCTTAATATATCAATCAATCGCTGCGCTGCTGCGTGTGCCTTGTCTATTGGAGCAACTAACTGAGCTTCTAAAATCTTATCAAAGCCACGAAGATCATCTAAAGCCATCTTAACCTTATTTAACTCTTCTGCTGCATCTCCTGCTGATCTGCCAAAAGATGTCATTGTAGCTAAAATAGGAAAACCAATCGCTGCAATAACACCCAAAATAGGAGCAACAACGCCAAGAGAGCCACCAAGAAGCGCAAAGCCTCCTGCGATTTGAGGTAACTGCATACCAAGCACTCGGAACATATTAGTTCCCATCGATGCCTGAACCGCGATGTCGCCTAACTGGTTTGCAGTGTTTTGAAATATAAATGTCGTTCTGCCTGACATTCCTCTGCCAGTTTTAGCAACGCTTGTACCCATTTGCTCAACAGCGCTGTCGGCCTGCATTGCAGACGTTTTAACTTGATCGGTAGCTCGTTTAAAGTCTTTAGCGCCTTTCTGAGCGCCTCTGGCATCGATATTAAGACTTAATGTTGTCATAATAATTACGCTCCGTAATATCTAAGGCCATCATGCAACGAGCAAAACTTTGGCGTTCAGTAGGATCATCAAGACCAATATGAGAGCAATATGACATAATTTCACTAAACGGTATAGGGGAAAAGCCAGAATACCCTATTTGTCGTCCTTGTCTCAAATCGTTATATCCTATCCAATACATCATATTTTGAGGAATAGGTTTGTCTCTCATCTCTATTGCGCCCTTTGCCGTCAAGTAAGCCTCATCTCTTGCAGAGTACTTAAAAGACCATAGAAGCGCCTCGATTAGTTTTTTACCGTTTCCTCTTCGACTTCCTGTCTAAAATTACCTAACTCATCAACATATTTTGCCCAATCCATGAAAAACTCGGACAATTCACCTATCTTTACATCAGCAAGCGCAAGAAAATGCTCTTTATCGCATTTCATCTTTGTTCCATCGTTTTGTATATTAGTCTCCCATGAAACAACACAAGTATCATAAAGAGCTTCAAATAACTTCTTGCCGACTTCTTTATCGGATTCGAATTTAAATTTTGTGTATTTATCCTCATTATCAATCATTTTAGTTGCTTTGAGGGTTTGCATTTCTTGATATAAAACCACCTGTTCACGCATCACAGTTAGATCAGGATTAGCCCATCCTCCTGCACGACATTTGATAGTAATATATGTTTTTCCCTTATCAGCTAGAAAGTCCATCTCTGGCGTAAAATTACTCTCAAAAATCATATCTGATAATTGAGGTTTCTTTAGTTTAAGCATCGGTGTCTCCTTTGTCGGTTTTTGCTGTGGGGCAGGAATACCGACAACCCACCCCACTATAGACGTCTATTCTTGTGTTTTCTTAGCCTTAGATTCCTTGGCTAGTTCGGGTTTGTCGGCTAACCCCAACTCCTTGACAGTCTTAGCGTCAATTTGATCGCCAACGTAAAAAGTTTTCTCTTTACCATCGACTGTTGCGTAAAATTTACGAACTGCAATCACGATACTGCCCTCGTTAGTTTTACTGACGCATCCTCTGAGGCTTCGTCATACATTGCTCGGATAGTAACGTCCTGCATTGCATTAGTGCCAGTGAAATCAATATTAGCTCCCACAAATTTACACTTAGGAAATAACAGGGTGTATTTTTTACCCGATACTGATCCGAGTGGAAAAGTAACTGCAAAGAGCGAGTGATTTGTATCTCTTGCCGCATTGTAAAGCGCTGAGAAGTTGGTATCGACATGAACTCTTGCAGTTATCTCAGGAAGCAAAGCCCCTTTTGTGATGCCATCCTTAGTAAAAGAGCTTCCTAGCACTGTCTGCGCTTCTCTGCCCTCGTAGTTAAAGTTTATCGTAGCACTCTCAAAAGCGTCTAGTGTGTACCCTGCAAATGCTATCGTTCCAACATCAACGCCAGATGTTAAAGGCGCTCTTTCGGTTTGATCTGTATATGATGAGCTACCGATTGCTGATGTAGTCGTATCAAGCGAACCCATGCCAGTTAGATCAAATGAAAACCCTATCTCTGCATTAGAGGCTAGTGTTATCGATCCACCAGATGCCTCAACACCAGTGTAACGCATCATTGTTAGCGTACCGCCAACTCCTGCGCTAATTGCGTTTTCGACAGTGAAAGATTTAGTTGTCTTTGCGCTTTTTAATACGTTTGTTGAGTAAGCCCCTTGAAGCAAACTCTCCAAAAATGGATCGTAAGCGCCATAAACTAACGTGCCTGACATAGTGCCCGTTACGTCAATTCCTGCGATAGCTGTTTCCACAGCTTCGCCTTTTGCTGCAAGTGATCGATGCTCTATAACATTTGGAGCAGCGGTCATATTTATGGGAACATCGCTCGTTGTGAACGATGGAGATGAGGGAGTTGTCCCTGCTGTAGCTTCAGCCACAAACGCACTCCGTAGCTGATTTGATGCAATGCCAGTCATGTTGTGGCCTCCTTATTTAAACTCATATCGCACGAAAGGCGCGACAAATGTTGCAATATGAAATGGTATATCAGAAACCTCGCCAGATATATAGGGGTGCTGTTGATCTGGTGAAAATCTGATAAATTCGTTTGTTGTCGCTACTGCACCCGTATTCGCAATCCTTTTATCAAAGAAAATACCGTCTAATGTTTCTGCGTAACCTCTCCAAGTCGCAGACCCTTTTCCGTTTTCAGTAAAGATCTGGATAGTTACAATGCCAGTATAATCTATTCTGTTCGTGTTTGCACCTATAGATCCTTGCATCGTTATACCATTTTCTATTGAAACTCGGATACTATTAAAAGAAGGGCTGAACTCATGTCCATCAAAACCTATAGGAGTCGTGCCTGACCATTGAGTATTTAAATATGTCTCAATCGCTCTGCGCTCTAGTGCATAAGTCATATCAATACGTTCCTATATTTGGTTCGCATTTCGGCTAAAGTTAGTGCAACCATACCTTTCGGAGCTTGCTTAGACCATCCATTTTCTAATCTATTTGCATAAGGCAGATTATTCTGAATAATTATTGCTTTATCTTTCTTATACTCAAAAGTCTCTATTGTTTGTGTACCTTTAGCAATCGATGAGGTTCCTGTCTTATCGACTGTATTAAACTTTGCAGGGTTCATTCTGTTTTTGCTGACGATCCAGTTACCTCTAAATCGACCAGTATCGACAGGTGACTTTTTAACGATACCTCGCAAACTATCCATTGCAATCAATGAGATAACGTCCTCGATCTTTTCATCTGTATCGACTAGCTCTTTGTTTAGCTTGATCTCAAAATTCTTATAACTCATTTCTGCAACACCACTCCATATTGAACAGAGTTAGATCCGACAATCTTTTGCGCTGCTTTTACCTCATAATCAACAGATGAAATAGTTAGTTTGTATCCCTCTTTGATAATCTCAGTAAAACCCTCGAACAAAACTAGCTGACGATTAGAGCCGATAATAGCATCAGGAAATATATCTCTGGCAGGAGTATCGGTATCAAATAACGCTCTGCCTGTGAGGGTTGTTGTTGTAACTGGATAAGTACCAGTTGATGGATCATAAGTTCCTTGCGTTTCGTAAGTCACTGTCGCATCAAAAATAACATCCGTTACCGCTAAATTAACGGCATCAAAGGATGCATCTGCGATTGCTGTGACTGTTGTACTCATCCGCGCACCATTTTAAGTTGAGCGCCACCGTAAATAGTATATGGCGAAAGCAATCCTTCAATCGCTACAAATCGAGGCGTTTCTCTAAAGTTAGTAAATTCGACTTCTGTTTCTACTGGCCCTGCTTTGTTCTTCTCTCGAACCTTTGCGCCACCCTCTACCGTAGCAAATACGTTTGTTCCCTGATTAATAATATAGGCCAACTCAGCTTGAGCATCCTTAATATCCTGTGGAACAGTATCGGGATCGATAGGCCAATCTTTAACGAGATAAATACCTGTCAAACGAGGCCAAGCCATCGCCTGATAGCGATATTGTTGCTCACCGACAAAAGTATAACTTCTGTTTATATAATCAGCCGCTTTGACGAGTTCAGATTCTTTTGCGGCTGTATTACCAGAAATATTTACATTTCTCTCCGTCCAGAAAGCCTCGTATTCCGCCACAGTAATATAGCTGTTTGCTGTCGCATCGCCTACTGTTGTCACTATCGCCATATCTTAACCTTTCTTAGTAGACGCTTTCTTTTTAGCGGCCTTCTTAGGAGCTTTGCCAGATTCATAAGCCTCATTCACATCAGGCGTTGATGGATCGTCTGCTATGAGTTGACCTTTATTATTTCTTGCTCGTTTTGGTTCGCCTTCAAAACGCTCGTGTTTCTTGCTGTCGAAATCTGCCTCATTGACTAGCGCCCATCCATCTTTTGAGCCTTCGTGTTTTATTTTAATAAGATTCATTTTATCACCATTTAACCTTTGCAGCCCAAAAAGCCGCACTCATTCGACCTTTCTGGATGTTCTTTCTATGTCTAGCTAAGAAAGACTTTCTCCTAGCTTTCTGTTCAGCGGTTCGAGGATTTTTTCCTGCGCCTCTTACACCCTGCTGACCAAATCTAATTGTTTTAACCTTATCACCAACCTTTGCTAAAACAACATGGCTTTTTGTCGGATGACTTGGCGTTTTCTTTGGCTTGTTATATCCTGCGACACCCAACCTTTTTATTCTCGGATCTCGCTTGCTCATCTTAGTCGCCTTAATGCTCTGCGTTCTGACTTAGTATATTTAGCCGATTGTTTACCTGACTTTGTAGCTTTGTTCTTTGCTCTTGATCCTGCTGCCTTCTGTGCAGGAGTTAAGCTATCTCTTACAGCCTTTGGTAAGTAACGACTCTTTTTCTTCTTGCCTGTGTAATCCCACTTCTCACCTGTCCATTTTCTCAGCGATATTTGCGACTTCTTGAGAGCCATCTATCTGTACCCTCCTCCTGCTGCTTTATATCGACGAGCCAACATTTGAGCTTTCCTAGCACTCCATTGTCCTGCGCGACCACCTTTTGATCCACGTTTGATAGCGTAAAACATTTGTTTACGCATTTTGGGCTTTGTGTAGTTCCCTGCTGCGTTAACAGTTGATTTACGTTTCTTGGAGCGTCCTCTAGGCACTTTTATTTCTTTCTAGCCTTCTTCTTGGCTGTCATACTTAGCTGTGAAAAGTGATATAGGCGTTTGCTTGTTTTACCATGCGTCTTGCCAGAATGGATTTGACCGTTTGGCATCCTGTGAGAATTACCCTTAAAAACAGTTCCATCTCGCAAGTAATGTTTAACGCCTTTTGCCATTACTTTTTTTTACCACCCTTTTTCTTTGGTGGACGACCCTTCTTAGTTCCGTAAGTTCCCATTCCTTTTGGCATATCAATCTCCTTAGAATTAAAACCTCACCTTCGCAGTGCGTGACCTAACCCAGTGAGGAAGAAAAGGGGCTTTCGCCCCTCATCTATTAGCCCATAAGAACCGCGATTGCGTCTGAGTTCCATGCTTTTACGCCCCAGACTGCACCAACTTGGATCATTGCTTTGTTGAAGCCTTTATAAACAGCAACCTCAAAGACCATTCCAGTTTGTGGATCTTGAACTACCATGATGTCCTCGGCAGCATCGCCACCTGTTGGTTTGGCAGGCGCTCTCATTGCAAGCTCCATTCCTGCTTGGTGCATCATTACGTTTGCAGTGTAGTTATTGCCTACTGTGATCGCTGCGTTATCTGCAACTGCCACTCTTAGACCAGTATCACCTACAACCAAGTTACCGCCTGCGAGAGCAGTATTTACAACGTAAGCATTTGTATCGCCTGCTATTGTAATTACATCTCCTGCAACGATTGTACCTGAACCACCATCAGCAGGGATCGTAGTATCACCGATTGCTGCTGAAGCATTGTTGACAAGGTAAGATGTACCTGTGCCTTTGGTGTGGCTCTGCACTTGGCTACTTTCTTTCAGTGAAACACCTTGCAAGTTAAGTAGCTCACCTCTGCGAAGAGGATCATCACTTCCTGCTGTGTTTACTTGAGTAAGTGTTGCTAAGTTACGAAGGTTAACTCCTGCACTTGTGTTTACAACCAAGCTGATTAGTCCATCATTTGTTGGCATTCCGTTATCAGCCAAGATTTGACGAGCTTCTGCAACTGTGTTGAAGTTCGAACCAAATGGAGTTGTTCCTGCTGTACCAACTGCGCGAGAAGCGTTTTTATATGCTTCTTCGGCTAGATCAGCTTCCATTTCGTTCACAAGTGTTCGCATCGCTTGTTGAATTTGAGCGCCATAAACTGTTTCGTATCCTGCGCCACCATCTAAGAAGCGTACATCCTCACCAGTGTATGGAATCTGAACACCACGCTGATTAGATATTGTCAGCGTTTTGTTAGTTAGTGTTTGATCTGTTCCCTCTGGAATAGTCATACTTGGTGCGATTGTCACCGCTGAAGCCGCAGGAGTAGCGAATGAACGCACGTTCTGCCCGACAGCAGCTTCTTCTGATCCTGCGTTCACTGTTGAAGCAGGAATAAAGCCTGTTAGTTCTCGGCCTACAATGTCAGCAGCTCTATAAATGTCAGCCGCCAGATCTGTTAGGGTATTAGCCATAACATTTTCCTTTCTGTTTAACGGTTAGCCATTAACGACCTTGCCGCCATCTTTGAAGAATAGTGAGCGTTCTCTTTGACCCATTGAATTGAATTGTGAGCGCGTCACCGATTTAACGCCAGACTTGCCGCCTGAACTCGCTGGAGGTTTACCACCTCCTGAAACACCACCATCTTTTACAAAAAGCTGACCTGTTCCTGACGCTGCAAGTTCTTTAGCTAGATCCGCTATAGTTGCGTAACCATCGCCACCCGATCCTGCGAGGGGTTTAGACTTATCTGACGACATTATACGAATATTTCCATTCTCGTCAAACCCAATTCTTTCTTTTGCCAAGAGTGATAAGGGTTCGAGTCCGTCTGATACGATATTCTGTGATGCTAGTTCAGATTTTAACTCGTTCATCGCATTTCTTTTTACGAGATCCTGACGGATAGATTGCTCTGCTTGGAGCTTCTCCTCGTACTGATTTTTGATCTGAGCGATTATTTCTTCGTTACTACTGTCGGCCTGTTCAACTGGATTCTTTTGCAACGCTTCTAGCTCTGACTTTAGACGCTCGTTTGATTTACGTCTACGCATTGCCTCCTCGTTTGAATCGACTAGCTTCTGATTAGTTTCTTTTAGCTGTTTATTAAGATCAGCTATTAACTCATCTCGATTGTCTACAGTTTCCGTTTCAACTTGTGTTTCTTCTACTGCTTGTGCTTCTTCTGACATAATATGGTTTCCTTTACGCTGTGCCTTCTATTTCGCGCTGACTAAATAAAGCCTCTGATAAAGTCTCTATGAGGGGCTTTTCGTCATTGTTTGCGGTATCAATTAGGTTTTCTAGTTGATCCTCCGCATCATCAGGTAGTGGCACTGTACCCAATAATTCAAATGCTTTGTCTAAGTTTGTTAATTCTTCAGCCATAAAATTGATCCTGTTGTCGGTAAAATTCTAATATTTTGGGGTGAATACGATAAAATTGATCCTCATCGCCTTGCATATAAATAGTGAAAGTCTCTGCTATGTATTCAC